CCGTAGGCTGACCGCCCTTATCGTCAGGGCAATGAAGGAGAGTAAATGAAACGTCAAGGAAGGTTATCATGCTCCCCCCCGAGCATGATGTTTTGCTTTTATCACCGATTCGATCAATCAATTGCACTTATTGATATGTGCAGACAGTTTGGATCAGAGTCGTGTGAAGCACTGAAAGGGGGCGGGGATGGATAAGCTTGACAGAAGTCGTGTAAAAAAAGGGGGGGCAATATGCTAATCGAAAATACACTCTTTGGGACAGAAAACAAAATTAAAAAAGCAATCGAGCGTATAAAATATTTTGAGCCTAAAGAGGGCTATTACTTTGCTGATTCTGGTGGCAAGGACTCAACCGTGGTGCGTGACCTATTGATCAGGTCGGGTGTAAAGTATGACGGGCACTATATGGCTACGACTATAGACCCGCCAGAGGTTGTGGCGTTTATTAGAGAATACCATCCTGAAGTGGAAAGGCATTATCCTAAGAAGTCTTATTTCAAAACAATAGCGGAAAGAGGTTTCCCCATTAGGCAAAGACGATGGTGCTGTAGGTTGCTAAAAGAATATGGCGGTAAGGATAGGACGGTTGTGACTGGTGTTAGGCATGAAGAGTCACAGTTTCGCTTACGGAGGCGAGTGTTTGAGCCATGCACGCGGGGAATGGGTAATAAGTGGTATCTTAACCCGATTATAGACTGGCTTGAAATAGACGTATGGGAATACATAAAGAAATACGGGATACCATATTGCGAGCTATACGACAGGGGATGGAAACGAATAGGTTGCCTTGGCTGTCCTTGTGCTTCGACGAAGACAAGGGTACGGGAACTCGACCAGTATCCAAGGATAAAAAGAGCTTACCAAAAAGCATTCAACCAACTGTACGAAAAAAATAAAAACAAACCATCTTACAGCAGGTGGTCGAGTGGTGAAGAATTGTTCCATTGGTGGTTATACGGGGAGTTTGAAGAAGAAGATGAAATGCCATTATTGATATGAAAGGGGGCGGGGATGGGTAGAAAAAGACTGGAATGGCTCAAGATGCTTTTAGCAAAATATTGTGACGAGGTGTGTATGCGCCTTCATACTCCCGCTGAGGATGTTGATATCCTGGGTGACGTGATGGATCTCATCGAGGATCTAGAACAGAAGGATGCCTACATCGAGAACACGGATCGCCTGGTCACGATTCTGCAGGGCGCACGCAGGGAAGACCAGCGGCACATTCAAGAACTGCGTGCATCTCTCTGTGATCGCCTGGCCACGATCCTGGAGCAGGATATCCAGATTAAACAGCTCAACTGGGCCCTGGTGGAACTGAAGTCCAAGTTGTCCCAGTTGACCGGGATCGCTCGACGTATGCTCGTAGATTGGAATATGGAGCGACAATGGATGTGAGATTCGAAGGAGGGGCGAAAATGATACGGTACTGGATTAAATTGTGTCAGGTATTGGATGTGCTGTGGGGCATCCCGGTGTCACTATACTATAGCATTAGGGGGGGTTGTGATGAGCGAAGGTCGACGTAGGTGTGCGTATTGCATTCACTGCAAAGAGACGGTGGATATCTCGGGCGAGAGCCGCAATGACTACCAACGCCTAGCCCGTTGTGAGAAGGGTCAGTGGCCGCCCAGCAAGCATGATAGTCCTCTTTATCATCAGTATCCAATCTATACCAGGGATCCTGGGGATTGTCCGTATTACGATGATGACGGTGTTGTGCCGGCGGAGCTGAGGGCCATGATTCAACGCTTTGCCGTGGGGAAGCAGGGTGGCTTGGAATGGTACCGAGAGCATGAATCCCATCCTGTCGCTTTAGGTATACGAGTCCGTAGACGGAGGACGGTCTAAGATGGCACGCTTCGACGCTAACTGCCGGCATTACTCGCTTGAGGAGATGTTTCAACTGGTGGATGACGTGACCTTCGATACCAATCTCAAATTGATTGTATGTTATGTCAACTGGATTCAAGGAAAGAATCGCCGGCAGTTTAAAAGCAAGTATCCCAAGGATGCCCGGTGGATTGGTGAGTACAAGCAAGAAACTTTGGAATGATAGGGTACGCTGATACCCTGAAAGGAGCCAAAACATGGCAAATATTAATGTTGCAGTATTGGTTGGAAGGACGACCAGGGATGTTGAGCTCAAATACACGTCAACGGGCAGTGCGGTCGGCAAGTTTTCGTTGGCGGTGAACCGGTGGAATGGCACCGAAGAGGTCGCTGATTTCTTCGACTGTACCGTGTGGGGTAAACAGGCTGAGACCATGTCGCAGTATGTCCCGAAGGGTATGCAGATCGTCGTGATCGGCGAGTTGCGCCAGAACAGGTGGACGACCGAGGGTGGTGCAAAGCGGTCGAGGGTCTACGTCAACGTGCGAAGTTTCAACTTCGCCGATGGCAAGAGGGATGACGCAGGGCTTGCTACTGATCCGAATCCTGGCGGTAGCTCTGATATGCCCCCGCCTACAGAAGAGAAACAGGACAATCCGTTTTTGTCAGAGCTCGATGACGAGGATAGTCCGTTCTGAATCAAGCGCAATAAGGGTGGGGATCGGCCGCTCCGTTGGATGCCCCCTACCTACTATACTCCACATGGAATGCGTGCCTATGAAATGAGACAGGTTTTGTGTTTGGGTTAAGGTTGGATCGGGGGGAGGTCGAACCGGCAGGATGGCCTTCCCCATTTTTTATATCTGGAGGACACGATGTGCCACACCAGGTTGACGGAACTTTGGGTTAGCATTGAGCAGGCCCTGACATCTGAAGAGCTTCGAATTTTCAAGATGCGCCATCGGTACGATATGCGCCAAATAGACATCGCACGCATCCTGGGCATTCCCCGGGCGGCTGTATCGCAACGACTTGCCAGGATTCGGCGTAAGTTAAGGTAGAGAGAGTGAAATGCTACTGAAAAAGACACATATATAGTAGGGGGGGGAAGGCAGATAGTATGCTAAGTTTTCGCAAAGTCACGACTGCCGATTCACACCTCTGGGATGACATCGATCGGCATCTGGCACCTGAAGAGTCCCAGATGTTCAGGCTGTACTACGAAGCCAACTACAGCCAGAGGGAGATAGCTGAGAAGATGAGCATCAGTCAGCAGGCCGTATCTAAGAAGCTGAAGAGGATCAATAGCATTCTCAGAGAGAAGCTTCTGCCGGCATGGATTGTTAGATCAAGTAAGTGGCACCTTACCCCGCCATTAGCGGGCACCCCGGAACAAAAATACCGTAGGCGGCATCCGGATCGGGTGAAGTATTGGAATCAGGACTATTACATTCGACATCGGGAACGTATTCTTGAAAAAGGCAAGGCCCGGCGAGAAGCAAAGAAGATGTCCAAGTCCTATAAGGGGAAATCTATTTGCCATATGACCCGTGAAGAAGAGATCGACGCACTGGCCAAGAATCAGCTGAGCCATGATGTCGATCTGCCGGCACCGAAGCGGGTACGGTTGAGGCATAGTGAACGGGTCTATGTTGAAGAGGTTCCTGTGAATCCTGCCGTTTTTGATTCTGTTCTTCCTGCTAACGCCCTGATTACCCCTGAGCCCCGCCTACGTCCTGAGTTGCGGGTTTACGTCAAGGGTCGGGATTGGACTATTCAATCTTACAGAAGATAAAACCGAATCTATCTTGCAAGATAGGAGGTCTGCATGGAGTTGAGTGACAAGGCAAAGAAGTGGGTTGGGAAGTGCTCGTTCTTTGCTACTGGCCTGGGCTTCATCGTCGCTGGGTTGTACTCGCCAGAGGTTCTCCCCTGGTACGTCAACTTCAGTTTCGGTGTGATCGGCTTTGTTCTGGCCGGCCTGGGCGGGTGGTTCAAGACCCCTTCCGCACCCTAAGGGTATCGTGTAGCGGCTTGCTGTCAGGGCAACATGACGGGCCTCTATCCCGTTGCTCTGGGTTCGAATCCCAGGGCCGCTAATCGTAGGCCGAGCAGGGAACGCCGGGACGGGACTCCGACGATCCTACGAGGGACTCTCTCCCGGCGACTGCCTCGGGTTTTCCAAGCTCTCTGGCTATCTTGGCGGCGGTTTTTTTCAAGTGATCAATTTGATCACTTGATTTCCTGTCGCCGCCATGCGCATTCTTCGTCCGCTCGTAGCGGCGGTTGAGTGAAAAGTGCCAATTTGGCATTTTTCACTTCTGGCCTGCACATATACTGAGAAGGAAAGGAGATTGTCCCATGAAAAAGATTCTGCTGTGCATAGGTATCATGTTTATACTCGGTGGTGCATTAGTGCAAGGTGTTTCTGCACAAGAGGGAATAGTCAAGTGGAACGCTGTTCCCAAGACCGTGGCGATAGTGAGTGAGGGTGGTTTTGGTACGGGCGTGATTGTGACTGCCAACGGTTATATCATTACGAACAGGCACGTTGTTGGCTACTCAGAGACAGTCACGGTTTACGACAGCAAGTTCAACCAGTACGGTGGACGAGTGGTCGGCTATCACTCGAAGGCCGATATTGCGGTTGTCAAGGTCGTGCCGTTTGAGGAAATGGAATATTTTAAAGAGGCAAAGTGGATAGCGAACCCAAACCAGATATTCCTCATGGACGAGGAGTTCAGTATCGGGCATCCGCTCGGTATCACATGGACTGTCACACGAGGGATCATAAGCAATAGGTTGGAGAATGCTGACGGCATACGGTACGTCATGCACGATGCGTCTGTAAACCCTGGTAATAGTGGCGGGGCACTTGTAAATGGCCACGGGAAGCTCATCGGTATCAATACAGCGGCCGTTCCTGCATATGCGGCTGAGAACGTGGCGATTGCTATTTTAGTAGCATCTTTTGCCGAGGAAGCACGCATGATTATCGAAGAGGACATGGCCCGGCTCGAGGTGATCGAGAACATCCTGGAGTACGTGAACAGCAAGTGGACGAGGTATTACAACCAGGGTTATTACAGGAACTGAGTAATGGGTACCAGTACCGAGAACGTAGGTCAGATCACCTATAAGACCCGGAAGGTCTCGCACACCCGTAGGAAGGGCAGGGCGGGACGCAGGAGAAGGAAACGAAAACGTCATGCCACGAAGTGATCGATACTGGTTCAGGTTCAGGAATCCTGGTAACCGGCAGACTAACGACCGGGAAGTGCGGGGCTTGTACTATACCACGATAGAGCAGTCCCTCACCGAGGCACAACGTATTCGACTGAGAGAAATCAATGCCGCAAAAGTGCTCAATATGCGAACACCCGCAAAGGGATGAGATCGATCGGGCCATCGTGACGGGTGGTTCGTCTTTGCGGAACATGGCGAAACAGTTTGGCGTATCATACAGTGCCCTGTTTCGTCATAAAAAAAAAATCATATGGCCCAGGACATAATCCGATCTGAAGAGGTCAGGCAAGAGGTCAGGGCCAAAAGTATTTGGCAGTTCTTTGAGGACACCGAGAAGAAAGTCCGAGAGATCATCGCCAGGGCTGAAGCCAAAGAGTCCTACTCAGTTGTCATGTCTGGGCTCAAGGAGCTCAGGGAGCTCGTTAAACTCCAAGCCCAGCTCCAGGCAATGGCGGCCCAGCGGGGCGAGAGTGTGGAGATCGACCTTGAAGCACTTACTCGGGATATCCGGGACTATCTTAAAGTACATCATCCGCAGGCATACCGTGGTTTGATAGACCACTTGAAAGCAGAATATGAACGACTTCACCCTCAACCTACTTAAGAGTGAAGATTCGACGATCTTTTCCAGGGAAGACCTAGGGTGGGAACCTGATGAGGTGCAGTCTCAACTGCTGTACTCCACCAGGCGCAATATCATTTGCAACTGCCACCGGCAGTGGGGCAAGTCGACCTGTATTGCCATCAAGTCCCTTCATCATGCCCGGTACAATCCGGGCGACCTGGTGCTCATCGCATCACCGACAGAGAACCAGTCCAAGGAGCTCTACCGTAAGATCTATGCCGCATCGAACATGGTGCCTGGCCTGGAAAGAGTAGAGGACTCAAAGAGCTACATGACCCTGTCTAACGGATCTAGAATCATCAGTTTGTGCGGGAAGGAGTCCACCGTGCGTGGGTATTCCGCACCTGACATCGTGATCGTGGACGAAGCGTCGAGGGCCCTGGACGAGCTCTTTATTGCAGTACGACCTATGCTGGCTATGTCCAAGGGGCAGATGATACTGATCTCCACGCCCCACGGGAAGAGGGGGTTCTTCTTCCATATGTGGTTCGAGGGCGGCGAGGAGTGGGAGCGGTACGAAGTCAAGGCCCCTGAGAACCCACGCATTGATCCTGCCTGGCTGGAGCGTGAGCGGTTGAAGCTGTCCGATCCCATGTTTCGACAGGAATATCTTTGCGAGTTCGTGGAGACCGAGGAACAGGTCTATCCCTACGATTTGATTCAGTCATCGTTCAGTGAAGATCCCGAGCCCTTCTTCGGTGAAGCATTCACCGAGGACATCAAGCCATTCTTTGAGGAGCACAATGGCTGACTCAAGATACCTGGTCGGAGTCGACCTGGGACAGTCAAGTGATTACACTGCCATCAACATCACTGAGGAGACTGCGACCTATCACAAGTTCAAGAGCCTGATCACCAGGGAATACCGGGTGACATACCTGGAAAGATTCAGGGGCGTGCCTTATACGGTGATTGTGAAGCGCATCTCGCAGATGTTCGACAATCCTCTGCTGAAGGTGTACGGGAGCCTCCTGGTAGACAAGACGGGAGTCGGCCAGGCAGTGGTGGACATAATGCGCTCTGACGGCCTGCATCCTATCGGGATCACGATCACGGCCGGCCATCACGTCACGCAGGTCCCTGACGGATTCAACGTGCCGAAGCGGGAGCTCATCACCGCTCACCTGATGCTGATGCAAGCAGGTCAGTGGAAGTGTTCATCCAAGCTCGACCATGCCGAGACCCTGATGCGGGAGTTGGAGAACTTCCAACTGAAGATCAGGCCGTCAGGTCAAGTTGCCTATGAAGCCTGGAGGGAAGACGAACACGACGATCTAGTGCTCAGCGTTGCCCTGCCGGCTTGGTATGGAACATATACGAAACAGTACCAGTCATCCCTAGGAACAGGGGAGCCCTGGAAAGAGGACGAGAAAAACAATGCATCCTGGAATCCATTAACTGGAGATTTCGAATAATGCCCGATGCGAAAAAGATACTAAACCTCACCGAAGACGATGGACTGACAGTACATCAGCGACTGAGACTTTGGTACCAGGCCTTGGAGAAGAAGCGACAGCCCTGGGTTACAGACTGGAAAGCGATCTCGGAGTTCATCAGCTACCGGCGAGAGTTTATGAACCTCAAGGACACGCAGGGGAAACGCATCGGTGAGAATGCCTTTGAGGGCTGGCCTACCATTGCCCTTAACTACCTAGTGAACGGGTTCCAGGGTCACCTGGTTTCCCCGACGATCAAGTGGTTCATCTTCGAGTTCGAAAATCGCAGGGTCAGAGAGCTCAAGGCCGCCAAGATCTGGCTGGAGGATCTGACCAGGTATTCCTACGAGGTCTTTGATAACACCGGCTTTTACGATGCCATCCATGAGGACGTGCGGGATTGTGCGTCCATCGGCACTTCAACTATGTATACCGCTGAGGATCTAGCGAAAAATCGTCCGCTGTTTCGGGTGATGCATCCCATTGAGATTGTGATCGGTGTTGACGAGAACGGTCATGTGGACACGGTCTTCAGGAAGTTCAAACTGTCGGCTAGATCCGCTGTCGACTGGTGGGGGATCGACAAACTGAGCGAGACTCTCCAGAATGCGGCACGTAACGTCTCGAGTATGAACGATGAGTTTGAGTTCCTGCACGCAGTGTTCCCCAATCACTACCGGGTGGGGCAACGGAGCGATTATTCAAGCAAACCGTATTATTCCATTTACATCGAGTTCGCCGGTGGTAATGCCGGGGAAGAGAAGGTTCTCCAGGAGGGTGGGTACGATGAACTGCCATATCATGTCTGGCGGTGGGAAAAGAACTCCACCGAATGGTATGGCCGCTCACCTGGTCACAACGCCTTGGTCGATCTGTACAAGATTAACCAGTTAGGCAAAGACCTTCTGGGTGCGGCGCATAAAGCAGTTGATCCTCCCGTTATGGCACCAGCCGGCCATCGGGGCCGCATTCGACTCCGGGCCGGAGGTGTCAACTACTACGAGAACTTGGCTAACGAAGAGATCAGGCCGATCCTTCAGGGTATTAATTATCCGGTGGGTCTTGACCGGGAGCAGGATGCACGCCGAGTTATTGATAAGCATTTCATGGTGGACTTCTTCATTCTTCTCGCCCAGTCGGAGCATAAACAGCGTACCGCCTATGAGATCAGCGAGATGCAGGGCGAGAAGGCTGTCATCCTGGGGCCGATACTGGGGAAGTTCGAGCAGGAGCTTATGAACCCGCTAATTGAGCGAGTGCTCAGTATAGAAGCTCGTGCCGGCCGGCTCCCCCCGATGCCGCCAATTCTTCATGACATGGGTGGGGTCAGGCTAAAGGTTGACTACATAGGGCCGCTGGCCCAGATTGTACAGCGTGTCTTCCGTACCAGGGGGCCGCTGTTCAGTGTAGCCAACCTCACACCGGTTTTCCAGCTTTACCCTCAGGGAGTGGACAAGATTGACTTCGACTTCCTGATCGAGGAGGTAGCTGAAGCCGGCGGGATGCCGCAACGTGCGATCCGAAGTGAAGAGGAGGTCGCCAAGCTCCGAGCGGCCAAGCAGAAGATCATGCAACAGGCTCAGCAACAGCAGATGCAACTGGAAGCCGCTAAAGCCGTGGATGTGAACAAATCCCCGGAGCCGGGATCGGTCATGGAACAGCTGATGGGTGGAGGTAGGCAGAGGTGATCTTCAGCGAGACTAAAGAGGTCGTAAAGTGGTTCACCAAGTTGTGTACCGCTTACGAAACCTTTGAGATCGCACTGCGTAAGATCTCGATTGAGTCTAATGATGAACGGGCAAGAAAGATCGCCCGTGACGCACTGGATATTCTGGTGGAGAAGAAATGACAACCAAGGATTACGAAACCCTTCAGTTACTCTATCGTAAGGTTTTTGGTACCCCTGAGGGCCAGATCGTCATCGCACATATGCTGACCGAGTTGCACTTTTTCGACGAGATCATCGAGGATCCTGAGGAGATTGCCCTGTCTAACTATGCCAGGCGATTGCTGATGCATTGCAGGATCTGGAACGAGCTCAACGTGTCGGATCTAGTGGACAAGTTTTTCGGCATCGCCCCGAGGTTCCCGGAGGAGACGGATGGTACGGGGTAAAACGATTTATCACTGCCATGGCAAAAAACGTGGCAAGAAATATAAAACCTACGAGAGCCATGCAAAGGCCGTTGAGGTACACCGGGCGATCATGGCCAATCGTAAGAAAAAACGAAAGTAGGAGGATGCAATGCTGAATAGCGATACCTATGCCGCTGATTTCGTGACCTTCCTGGATGCTATCGAAGCCGACACCAGGCTGAAGCTCAAGGATCGAAACACGCTGACGGCGTACAAGACCAAGCTTGACGGCGGAAACACGGTTGTCTGGGAAGACATGGAGATTCTAGGGATTCTTCAGCGATGGTTTACTAAAATCACAAAGCAGTAAAAATCCATAACCGAGGAGGGATGGAAGCATGAGCGACCTGACCGAGTCAACGGATGTGGGGAACTTGGCAGAACAACCTAGTTCCGCAGATGCATCTGATCAGCAGTCGGATTGGCCCAAGTGGCTTGCCCAGGGCCCCGACGAGTACAAACGGCATGAAGCCTTCAAGGGCTTCAATACCATCGGTGCCATGCAGAAACGCTACTTGGAAGTGAGCGAAGAGCTCGAGGGTGCGAAAAAGAACGCCGAGCGCAGTGTCGCACTCCCGACAGCAGAATCACCCGATGAAGAGAAGATCGCCTTCTTCAGGGCAATAGGGAAGCCGGCAAAATCCGAGGAGTATGAGCTCCCCAAGGTCGAGCTCCCCGACGGCCTGGAGATGGACAAAGAGTTTGAGCCGATGTTCCGACAGGCTGTCTACAACCTGAACCTGTCGAAGGGGCAGGCGGCAGGACTCTGGAAGATGTACAACGAGTTCGTCGGCAAGGTATATTCAACCAGCCGGACGCAGTCCGATAAGGAAATCCGCAAGATGGGGGAGTCCCTCCGGGATGAATGGCCAGGCACCCAGTATGACGAGAACGTCACACTGTCAATTCGTGCTATCAAGACCTATGGTGGGGAAGACCTCTGGAAGGCGATCACTGATGCCGAACTCGAAAAGCACCCGGCCATGCTCAAAGCGTGGGCGGCTATCGGCAGGATGACTGCCGAGGACAAGCTCGTACCAGGTGAGACCCAGTCTATGGAAGCACCCGAGGGCGAGCTGGATAAGATCTATCCCTCGATGAAAGGGATGGGTCGGCAGTAAGGATCTTTACGGCCGTGTCGGTGACCGGCCTTAAAGATAGAGGAACCTGAACAGTGCGGTTGCTGAACCTGAAGAAGTACCTCAAGACGACCTGATTATGGAAGTCTGACGTACTTATGATGGGTAGGAACGTAGTACTGCCATGGAACTGACATTCTCAAATCTGAAGTTGGAGGATGTGCCGTGGGTACTACTGATGTCACCAAGTTGGGTCTCGTTGAACTCGCAAACAGAGCACACAACAAGGAGCTCCTTGACCTCGTCAGCGAGCTCACCAAAGATGTTCCCGTGCTCCAGGATGCGCCGTTCTTCGAAGCCAACGGTGAGACTTTCCATAAGCACACGAAGTTTATCACGGTTCCTGTAGCTTCGGGTAGAGGGATGTACGAGGGCGTGACCCCGACCGGTGCCCAGACCAAGCCCAATATTGAACACCTTGCCTGGATTGAGGATCATGTCAACATCGACGAGCAGGAGATTCGGCTTGCCCCGAATCCCCAGCAGTTTCGTTTCGATGAAGACATGGCCCACATGGAGGGCATGAGACAGAAGTTTGGGACGATGTTCCTGTACGGGAACCACGCTACCACGCTAACGGACGTAAACGGTCTTGCCACCCGCTACAACGCATTGGCCGATGCCAATGTCTGGGACAATGGCGGGGCTGGTTCTGACGTAACCTCGCTTTGGTTCATCAAGTGGGGCAAAACCGGCGTGTTTTGCGTATATCCTCGAAACTCGAAGACAATGGGAATCGAGAGAAATGACATGGGCAAGCAACTGATTACCCCTGAACTGGGGAAGCAGTACTTCGCCTTTGTCACGCAGTTTATCTTCAACTTTGGTTTGGTCGTGAGGGACGACCGCTGTGTCCAGAGAATCGCAAACATCGAAACCGACATCGATGCCGGAGTGGATCTCATAAACGTTGACCTGATGATTCAGGCCAAGAACAGAATGCCGAGCCTTGATGGTGTCGTGGCTTACTGCAACGATACCGTGCTCAGCCAGCTTGAGATTGCGGCGAAAGACAAGCCGAATGTCATCTGGCCGACGACCGATGCGTTCGGCAAGCGAGTTCTGACGTTCTTCGGGATCCCGATCCGCAAGTTCGATTCGATCACCGTCGAAGATGCAGTGGCTTAAGGAGGCTGATCATGATTAAAGATGCTCAACTGATTTTCGAAGAGAGCCAGGCGATGCCCAACGACGATAGCATCGATGCCGCTAATACGCTCGATCTCCAGGCCGACGGCGTTGGTGGGGGTGGAAACCTCTACTTCAACGCCATGGTGACCGTTGCTCCGACCGCTGGGACGAGCATTCAGGTGGATCTGTTAGGGAGTCCCGACGATGATGTTTATGTTGATATTGTCACTTCCGATGAGGTTGAACAAGCAGACGCAACGAAGGGGAAGGTGATTATCAGCGTTTCACTGCCGCCGGATGTTAGCAGGTACCTGAAGGTCAATCTTGTCGGTAACGGTGACATGAGCGATGGAAAAGTGTCAACCTGGCTCAGCCGTGAGCCCGTGAAGTCCCTCTAATCAACCAAGGTTTGACGAGAACACAATGCGAGGGGGCCGTTGAGGCCTCCTCGTTCGTTAAAACGCACTGTTCACATATCCTGAACATGACTGGAGACTGAACCATGATGAAGCGTTATATGTGCGTGCGAAACTGTTTTTCTAATTCTACATACCACCAAGCGGGGAAGCAGTATCAATACCCGGATACTGTAAAGGTATCCAAGTACCTCGAAGAGATCAAACCCCCGAAACCCGCCAAGAAATCTGTACCTAAGAAGATAAACGAGAAATCAAAGGCAGAGTCGAAGGCAGAGTCGAAGGCAGAGTCGCAGGAGTAATCCATGTCTATCAACGTAACAACGATTTGCAACATTGCGCTTACGAAATTGGGCGCATCCCGTATTACTTCACTGACCGATGAGTCGGAGGAGGGGATTCTCTGCAACCTGTTGTGGGAGCCGATCCGGGACGAGGTGCTCCGTACCCATCCCTGGAACTGCGCCGTTCACTACCAATCCTTGGCTGAGGTCGCATCGGGTGACGGTGACTACCTTCTGGGCAGTACTTACGATTACGCCTACCAGTATAGGCTTCCCCAGGATCCGTATTGTCTACGGGCCCTGGAGATTCCCGACTATCCCGACTATCCCTACGAGATCGCCGGCAGGAGCCTGCTGTGCAATCTCGAGGCGGTGACCCTGAAGTACATCAAACGTGTCATCGATCCTACCTTTTTTGATTCCCTTCTAGTCTTCGCATTGGCCTATCGGCTAGCCGCTGAGCTTACCGTCAGCATCACGAACTCCACAAAAACTTACGACCAGATGTTCAGGATATACGAGTTTCAGGTGAAAAGGGCCGGGGGAATTAATGGGATCGAGCAGGAGTACCTGGAACAGGAAAACGAAGACTGGGAAAACGCAGGACGCTAAAACCAGGAGGATTATGATGGGAAAGGTAATGCTCAAGGCTCAAGTTCACGCACGAAGTGGTATGCTCAACAAAACGGTCGTGCCTTCGGACGTTCTTGTGATCGACAATCGTAATAACGACGAGAAGGCCATCAAGAAGCTCTATCGCTGG